GCGCCGTAGGAAATCTTGGTGTTCGGGAGAAGCGTGCGAACGTCCGCAGCGAGCTGTTGGAGCCGCTCAACAGCTCTTGCGCGGTCTTGGCCATCGCGCAAAGATGTCAGTCCTCGAAGCTCCGAACCGAGAAGAAACGACTCTACACCTCCCACTTCGGCGCAGAGCGCAGCGTAGTGGCGGATCATCACTTGATAACTATCGAAGAAAGCTTCGATCTGATCGCCAGCTTCCGCTGTTCCATCAGCTGACAACGGATAGGCTGTGATCCGCCCGCGCCAGGGAAAGGCGCCTTGCTCAGACCCCCCGTAAGGATCAGGCAGGCCATTCCCGGACGGAACATCCATCAGAATGAAAGGGTGGAACATCACCTCAAGACCGCGAGCTTTAAGGTCTTGGATCGCGCGCCGAACGCTGCTGTCAGAAGGCGTTCCGCCATAGGACGGCTTTCCATCCGTCTGCGAAAGAAGCCGGGCTGACTGCCGGTCGTAACCTGCAACCGACCACACATCAGGCGCCGTCTCACGATCCCGCAGCTCGACCCCAGGTAAGACCGTGCACTGACCTGCTCTCAGATCATCGCCGAACCAAGAAACGATGAGCGAAGCCGAGGACACATTGGGAAGTGTCGCCTCAAGAGCGTCAAAGGACGCCGTTGCATCAGGCAAGCCGAGCCCACTGTGCCGATTAAGCGCCCGCGTCACACCATCGCCAAGGGTCTCAAAAACAGTCTCGGTGTCATAAACCGCTTCACCTGATCCGGGAATAATCGTCACGGCCCGGATGAGTTCTTCCATCGCGCTCGGATCCGGCTCACCCACAGCGCACGCAATTTCGAAATTGAATTGCGGGATCCGGTTGCCATAGGGCCCAAGGGGCAGGTCCTCAAAGACAATGTAAGCCACGCCGCGATAAGCAGGTGCCTCACCCAACTCCGCTTCGATCAGTGGATCGACCGATTGATCCTCTGTCCCATGATAAAGGCGGTGGGCGATATCATGAAGGACAACCGGCTTACCATCAGCCCAAACCCGGCCCAAGCGCCTCAACGTGCCCTCACAGAGAGCGATGGCCAGCGACACAGAGTACACATACTCAGTTGTACGACTTTCAATCGTGCGTCCACCGCCCTTCGCGCCGCTGCTCGATGCGGTGGTTTTGGTCTCTTCCTTGACCTGAGAAGCCCAAATGATCTGACCACCCACACGACCACGGCCATAGACCCGCGGGACACCGCCGCCCTCTCCCGCCGTCAGCAGCCTGATTTCATCGAGGGACCGGCCTTCACTGACCCTTTTGACAGGGCCGAAGAGAACATTCGACGCCGTGGTCGCCACTTGCTGCGCTGCGACCTGCGCAGCGAGGCGCGCGGACTGATTCAGGGCTGCGGTCCCAGCAGCTTGGGCCGTGCTGACGACAGCTTGGGTCATGGGATCTCCGGGAAATCAAAGATGGCTGCGAGGTGCCGCTGCCAATAGGTGCCAAAGGACGACATGATCACGCCTCGGCCCTGGTAGGCGTGGATAAATCGCTCTGCATCCGTCATGATACCGCAATGGCTGATCGGTGCCGCCCGGTGCAAACGGAAGAAAACCACAGCCCCATGTTCAGGCTCGTCTGCCGCGATGAGGTTCCGCTGAGCAGCCTCTAGGAGGGGTTCGCCGCCGCCCCACGCCCGAGGCGATGAGCGATAGGGCGGCAGAGCTTCAGGCTCGTCGCCATAAAGCGCGCGGTAAACGCCCCGGACGAGGCCTAAACAGTCTGTACCGTGATGCTTCACTGATGCTTGATGCCTATAGGGCGTCGCGAGCCAGGTCTTGGCTTCATCGACGATCCTGGCTTGGGAGGCAACACTCATCAGTCGCGCCGAGTGGTTTGAACCGCGAGCACATCGGTGCCCGGAATGTCCGGAAACCCTCGAAAGGCAAGAGCGTTCGAAAATCTGTCGCGGCACGTCTCAAAGCGCTTGTCGCAGCCAGCCGTCACTGCGATCGCCTCACCACCCTCCAAATCAAGCGGAAAGGGCTCCCAGAGGACCAGCTCTGTTAAAGCGCCTGCGACAGTGTGGGTCCGGATGGTCCGGCTGACGCCGGCCAGCGGCCCGCCCTCGATCACGGCCGTCCCACCCACAGCAATACCGGCCTCTAAGACGAGGCTCGACACCGCAACGCGAAGCCCATCTTGGCTCGACACAGTCCCCTGCCCCCGCAGTTCTGCCGTATCGAGATCAACACCGCAGCGGGTATCACCGAGCTGAGCATCGCAGCTTCGCTGGTAGAGCCGGCCCGTTACCTTTGATAGGGCATGGGTCTGCCCGCGATACTCCATGCTGATGGCATCACCATCCCGCGTGATCTCCCCGATTGTACCCGCGGACAAGAGAAGCCTCGCATTGACATCCTCATAGTCCACACGCCAAATTTCCGCACGCGCCCGAGCATAACGATCCGCATCGATATCTTTCAGGGTAACGGCTTCATCCGAGACGCCTGTGAGGATATCCCCATGATCCGGAGCCAGATCGGCGGTCATGACCAAACTGTCCATGGACATGCCTGGATTGGCCCGGAAAAAGGTTCCGCCAAACTGAAGATCAGCATTATGATTGGTCAGCCCAATCTCGACGCCATCGGTTCGGGTAATGCGCAGGCAAAGACAGAGAGATGCCGCCTGCCGAGCAAATCGTTCCGCTGTATAAGGATCGACATCTCTCACAGCTGAACCTCACGCAAGGTGACCTTGGGAAGCGACGCGCCCTTTGCGCCCACAAGACAGGTCAAGTCATCGCTGTCGAACCGTGTCGGGACATCAAAAAAGAAGCCCGCTGTGACCTCAGCACCAGCACTTGGTGCTGATGACAAGACAACCGCATCGCCATCGACACTGAGCACAAACTCACTCGGTGACAGCTCGCCTCCGTCGATTGCGACCCGCAGCGTGTCCGCAGCAGGCAAAAGAATGGGACGGGTCACCGCGTAAGGAGCACTGCCATAAGTCTTGATCAAAGGAAACACCGTGGTCGCCCCATCGCCCAGTCCGATAGCCTGATCCGTAGGCGACGGAACGGTGCCGCCCCCAGCCGAGCTGTGATCAAGAGGATCCCTGAACCGAAAGGCAAACCGGCGCCCTTGGCGCGCTTCGAAAAATGCAAGCAACGCCTCGGCTTGCGCGAGATCAGTCACCCCTCCGGCCACGTCCCATTGCCGGAGCGCTCTGCTCCATCGCGCTTGACGTACTTCCCCGCCCGATGCGAGTGATGTGACATCGGTGGCGAAAGCAGGGCCGCCTTGCGCGCCCGTGGTGATCGAGGCGGGGAAGACCACATCATGAAAGCCCGGCCTATCCATTCCTGAAGCTCCGCCGGATGATGCTCCCTACAGGATCATTTCCCTGTCCATCCAAGGGCGTACCGCCGATGCCCAATGCCCGTTCCAGCGGGTTCTTGATCAACTCCTCGGCGGCGAGGCGCGTAAGATCATCAAGAATGCTATCGACCATATCCCGCATCACCACCCGACTGTCCGTCGACAGACGGAGCAATTGCTCTTCAACGGATCGTGTCAGTTCGGAGAACGTGGCCTCGACCACAGCGTTGAGCGGCTCCAACTGGCTGGCTGCGATGCTCGTGATGTCGCCATCATTGCCTGGTCGCCGTATCGGGTCTGTTTCACTCATTATACTTTCCTTTTATAGACTTGTTGTGAAAGCCACGGCGCCCGTTGAGGTGAGGCGAAGACTGACCATCACTTTGTCTTCGGCCTGTCCCGATAAAGACAGTGTCGTGACGAAGAAGCTGCCCCGCCATGTGCCCTCACCCGGGAGATCGAGAGCGAATTCGCTCGCGGTTGCAGACAGCACTGCCGAGCGGATGGCAGCCATAGCGTTGCCCGAAACAAAGACGCCGGTCGCCCGTAGCTCGGCCGTCAGCGGACGATCTATGACCGCGGCATAGCGCCAACCATCACCTCCCGCCGCGGTCACATCCGTCACCGCACGGGAAAGAAGCAGTTCGTGTCGCCGCAAGGCCGCGACGGGAACCAAATCGTCATTTTCAACAAGAGAAAGAGAGGCTTGGTCCGCAGCGATGATCGTCATGCGGCCTCGACAAAACTATCGGGTGCGGTGATAATTCGGTACCGCATCGCCCCTTGGAACGTTTCAGGATCGCGGTAGCGCAAGTGATCCTCAAAGATCAGCCGCGCTTGCAACACGTGATGCCCCTCAAGCGCGAGGCCCGCGTTTTGGAGGCAAGCTCTCACCGCTTCCGCGATGAGTTTGCACTCTTGCCGACCACCCCAACGCGAAAACGCCGTGATACGGATGATGTGCTCAAAACCGCCTTCAATCCCAAGGTAGGGGGACAATTGCCCGGCGCCGGTCTGCAGGAATGGAAAAACGGAGTCCGCTGGTATCGCATCATAGACCCTGGCCGGATCACCGATCAGGGTCTTGAGCGTATGATCCCCAATCAGTGCGGTGTAGAGGGCGGTTTGGAGTGACCAAGCAGCATCGGTGATCATTGTATCGTCTCCTCGCAGAGGACTTGCGTGAAGCGCCCTTTTGAATCGTCGTCCTGGATATCGGTGATCCGGTAATGCTGCCCGTGGTGAACAATCCGCATCTCAAAGACGAGATCATCGCGTGAACGGATGATAAAGCGCTTGCGTCGGCGGAGCGTGGTCATCTCGATACTGCGATCGCGCACCGAGCGTTGCCCCTCTGTCTGCGCTGCTATATCGCCTAGCGATTGATAATCCACACTAAACCCGCCACCGCCATCGGCCACGCGCATCGGCTTCAAGAGCTCGATACGATCTCGCAAGGTTCCGATCATAGCCGCGCCTCCCGAAAACCTTGGAGCAGCGCCTCGACACCCAAGGGCATGGCCACATAACGGCCCTCTGCTACAGCTTCGCGGTTCTCATAATAATGGGCAGCCAAGAGCAATATGGCACGCACCAAATCTTCCGGTACATTCGTAGGATCCGATACTCCGGCAGCGAATATGATCCGCAGTTCTCGGAAATCTTCACCTTCGTCCTCATAAGTCGCCGTGATCTCCACCGTCTGAGGAATGGATCGGATAAAGCGCCACTCCGTCGTGGGAGCAAAATCCGCTTCGCCGTAAGCCACCTCAACCGAGGACACACCTGTCACCGTGCCAGGCCGTAAAGCGACAGGCTCCGATGGCCAATCAACCACCAGCGCCTGCCAGGTTTGGCTGACCATCGCGATGCTCAGCCGTCGTTCAATAAAGCGCCGCGCCGTTCGCCCGAGCTCCATCACCAGATCATCTTCCGCGTCGTGATCGATACGGCAGGCAATCTTGAGGTCCGTCAGCGAAAAGGGCTCGGCGGCCGGTGGGGTGATGAGCTCGAGTATCATAGCGTCCTCGGATGTTCTTTACGCGCCGCGCAGGATTTTGATGGCTGCGTGGTCTTGCACACCGCCGCCCACGCGTTTGGTGGTGTAGAAGAGCACGTAAGGCTTGGCGCTGAACGGGTCGCGCAGGACCTGCACGCCGCGGCGATCAACGATCAAGTAACCGGACGCGAAGTCGCCAAAGGCCACGGCATCCGCCGAGGTTGCCAGGTCCGGCATCGCTTCGATCTCGCTCACAGGGTAGCCGAGAAGCGTTGCAGGCTGACCGGCCGTCATGCCAGGTGACCAGAGATAGTTGCCATCGCTATCCTTCAGCTTCCGGATGGCTTCAGCCGTCTTCCGGTTAAAGAGGAAGCGGCCATTGCTGCGGTACTTGGCCTCTAGGGTATAAACGAGCTCGATCAACGCATCTCCGCTCATTGAAGCGGTGACCGTTCCGATCTCCGTCGCCGAGCGCGATGCTTCGGGTGCGGAGTCCACTTGCAAGAAGCCAAGCGGACGATTCGTGCCCGACCCATTGACGAATGCTTCGGTCTCCGCGTCTGCGAATGTGCCGCGCACCTCTGCTGCGATCCAAGCCTCAATATCGACGGCACTGTCTTCAAGGAGCTGGGGTGTCGCTGCAGGCATGGCGTAAATCTCGCCAGTCTTGAATTCGATGCCTGCAATGGACGGTGTCGCTGTTTCTGGGCGGGTGGCTGTTTCACCGACCCAACCGGAAGCGAAAGGCGCCTCATTGATCGCGACACGGTATGTGCCCGATGTGATCTGACGAACACTGGCGAAGCTTCGGAACGGCGAGACTTCTGTCAGAGCACGATCAATGGTTGATTCAATAGTGAGAGGAACCGTGTAACCGCCGTCGGCGTCGGTGCTTGCGTTGAGCGACTTTTCCTCTGGTGCCGAAAGGATACCTGCGCGCATATACTGCTCAAAAGCGCGTTTTTGCTCAATGGCTTCCGGCGCACCGCTATGGCCATTATCGTGGCGGAGAGCATTGATCGCGATCCGGTCGAGCGCCGTTTTCTGCTCGTTCATAGCTGCTTCGAGACGGCGGATCTTTTGATCCTGGAGCGGATCGACAGTCCCGCGCTTTTCGATTTCGTGCATGCGGGCATCGTTTTCCGCCTTGAAGACCTCGAACGTGTGGAGGAGGTCCTGCGATGCGGCCTTCTCGGCTGCACTTTGGTGTTTGGTTTCAAGGGTCATGATCAATCCTTATGATGACAAAAGATTACGCGGGAGACGTTCGCCCACCTCAGAGACACGGGTGATGCGGGCAGCGGGTGACATAGGGAACGTCACGATGGAGACTTCCCAGAGGTCGATGGCCATCAGCATACGCCCTCCTTGGCGCGTGCTCTTGGCTCGCCGTGTCTTGAAGCCGATCGAGAGGCCATCGAGCGCGCCGCCCCGGACGAGCCGGTATGCCCGCTCGCCGTCGTCAGTGTCGAGGAAGATTTCCCCTCGAACCAATAGGCCCCTCTTATCTTCTCGTATGTCCGTCCAGCGACCAATGGGTCTCTCCGCCTTATGCTGATAAAGCATCTTAATCGCCCCGTTGGCGGCGGGGATAAGTTCTGGCTGGAAAGCACCCGGAAAAATGCGGTCACCCGTGAGGTCGGCCTGACCAAAGACAGCTGCATAACCCTCTATCTCAGCACGAGTTTCAGAGATCACTGGCCTGTCTCCACGAGAAGAACGCGATCGAGCTTCTCCTCAATTCGGACCAATGCAGCACGCAGATGATCGGTTTGCTCCTCAAGACGCGCGGCCCTGATCTCGAGCGACGTGAGGCGCCCACGCTCGTGCTCGAGCTGGGAAAGACGTTCTGCGGCAGCGCCCGCCCAAAGAAGAGCAGCCATGGTTTGCATCGTCAGGGTGCCGGCAATGGCGAGAACAAGGCGGGATGGTCGATCGCTCACTGGAGGCCTGCCTCCGGCTCAGCAGGATAGCCAAAGGCCACGCGCTTTTCGGCATCGGTGAGAAAGTCAGCGGCAGCAATCCGGTCGAGCCGGGCGGCGCGTTCAGGCGCGAGCGCTTCCACGGCGCTGAGGTCGGGTTCAATACGAATCGTCGCTGCGGGATCAAGCCACTGGCCCAGTTGCTCGCCCACTTTGCGGACCAGCGGCACAACCGTCTGACGCCAGAAGGCGAGATTGGCCTGAGCATAATTTGCATACGTGTTATCACCCGGAATACCGAGAAGCATCGGCGGAACCCCAAAAGCCAGAGCGATGTCCCTCGCCGCAGAGTTCTTGAGGTTCTGAAAGTCCATTTCCGCCGGGGTCATACCCATCGGCCGCCAATCAAGACCGCCATCGAGGAGAAGCGGGCGACCGGCCGCCATCGCGCCAGCAAATCCTGCATCAAGCTCAGCCCGCAGACGATCAAATTGCTCAGGCGTCAGGTGCTGACCAGCATCCGTCCCCCGATGAATAAGAGCACCGGATGGGCGCGCCGCATTATCAAGCAGCGTCCGGTTCCAGGTGCCGGCCGCGTCATGGATGCTGATCGCAGGCGCGGCTGTCTTCAGCGGCGGATGCCCCTGCCCCTCGCCATGGGGCTGCCATAGCGCGATATGGAGAAGCGGCATCTCGCCCGTGGGCCGTGGACGGAAGACCCGTTCGACAGACGACGTCCGATGGCGATACGTTCCGTTCTGTTGCGTCACATCACACGGATGGAGAAGAAAGAGGGCCTTCGTTTCACCATCATCATCAAGACGTTCGATATAGGCATGACCGTCCGTCTGAAGGAATCCATAAACCTCTTCGAAAAGCTGCGTTCCCGTCTGATCAGGGTTGGGACGATGGAGGAGATCGAGGATTGGGCTTTCGGTCAACTGCGCACCCTGTTCCTTGACGATCAGCGGAACAGACGCCGATGCTTCTGCGATCATCCGGATACAGCGGTAAGCTACGACATTGCCCGTGTACCCGCCGCGGGGCATCACAGCGCGCGGCTCACCCGCGCCATGGAGCGCGATGAGGTCAGCAAGCGTGGTGCTCTTGCGCTCTCCTGCTTGCTTGCGGATCATCCGTTTTAGCATGATTGTCTCCTCAAAGGGGGCGAATGGTTGGGGTGCTGCGCGGGCTCAGCATGAGCTCTGTCAGGGCCCAGACGAGGGCATCGAGACGATCAGGGCTACCCTCGCCCGACGTGCCGGTGAAGCTGGTCATTTGATCTTCAAGCGCCTCGAGCTTGGCGCAGTGCTTGACCCGCCCTTGCTCGTAGAGAGCGGCAATCGGTTCAGCACGGATGATTTTGCCGCGCGATGCGCGAACGCCTTTCACAGGGACCGTGGGGTCGGCTGTCCGCAGAACCTCTTTAACAAGGTCGCCGCCTTGATTGACCTCCGCCACCACGCGGTCGGCCTCGTGCGCATGAAAAAGGCCGCACACACGCCCTGCCCAGGCCGCAGGGCTGAGACCGCTGACGGTGGCGTCGGCCAAGACATAGCCGAGACCATCTGGACCCAGACCAACGATGACGATCCCGCAGGCATCACTCTTTGACGTCGCAGTCACAGGCGGATCGACAGCGATCACGATCCTTTCAAAGCGCGCAGGCTTTTCCGCCCGCGCCGCTTCAATCATCGTCCAGGACCAAAGCGCGCCGTCGCGATCTTCGATCAGTTCACCAAGGAGCTCCTGACGACCAAGTGCTGTTCCTTCATAGATGGAAGCAATCTCTGTAAAGAAACTTTCCGCCAAGTTCGGACGGTTGGCATAGCTTGAGGCACGCGAGATCTCTGTCGAGGGGCGGGCCATCATGTCTTTGAGAAGTTTGACCGAACGCGGGGTGGTCGTGACGACCTGGCGCGGCTGATCACCAAGGCGCAAGCCCATTTGAAGGTTCGACCAAGTCTCATCAGGATAAGGCCATTTCGCCAGCTCATCCGACCACGCCGTGTCAAACTGATAACCGCGTAGGCCCTCAGGATCCTCAGCCGAAAAGAGATGCGCGACCGCGCCGCTCTCCCAGACCACGCGCCGACGCGACGGCTCATAGCGCGGCGGCGCAGCGGGAAATCCTGTGGCCAGAAGACCTGAAGGCCCCGACACCATCACTTCACGTCCATCCGCATAGGTCTCTGCGACGAGAGCGATCCGGCCCGCGCCAGCGGCGACGCGCTGGTGAATCCACTCCGCACCCGTCCGGGTTTTCCCTGCACCGCGACCGCCAAGGACGAGCCATGTGGTCCAGTCCTCATGTGTCGGAGCTCTCTGGTCGGGCCTCGCCAGGAAACTCCAGTTCGAGTTCATCGTGCGTAAAGCCTCGCTGCCGAAGCCTTCTAAGGAGTTCTTCCCTGCCGAGAGCATGCGCATGGCGAAGAAGTCGGCGTTCCACCTCTTTGCGGAGGGCGTCGATGTCGTCGCCGAAAGGGTCGGTTTGATGGGGCTGGTCCTGTTTGTTGTCACTATCCATGCCAAGCGTCTTTTCTATGTTGCCGCGATGGACCTGGATGATCCGTCCTCGTTTCTCAGC